TCACGCCGCAAATTTAGTTACCGAAGTATTCGGAACAGAAAACGCACATAAGGAGTTCTCATGGCACAAGGAATTGACGATAAACTCGATGAATCTCTGGGAATGAAAGACGGCCCAGAAGATACCGAAGATCAAAGCATGGCAGATCGAAGGAATGAATCTCTTGGGGCGTCAGGCCCGGATATTGGTTCAATCATCGCTGGGATCGAAGACGGATTGGCCAGCTTAAAGGCTCATCCGGCTGTTGCAGCCAGTACAGGTGGTGGTGAACTTATCGAGGATATAGGTATCGCGGAAGAGCTTCCTGGTGGGGATATTCTTGGGGAAGATATTGCGCTCGCAGAACCAATGCCCCCAATGCCTCCAATGCCTTTAGGCGCAGAAGGACTTCCTATGCCGGAAGAAGAAGAAGCTTTTGATTTAGACGCCCTTACTGCGGCAGCAGCTAAGAACGCACTCGCTTAGGGAGTAGTCATGGCAGATCGAATGCGGGCGCTTCGAGAGAAGGCGGCTAAGAATGCGATGGATAAGGATAAGGAAGATTGGATCGGTAAGGCTACTGATAAGATGAAGAAGAAGGGAACCGTTGGCGCTTTCTCTAAAGCTGCAAAAGAGCGTGGAGAGACAACAAAAGAGTACGCAGATCAAGCGTTAGCTAAGGGCTCAACCGCCTCTAAGAAAACAAAAGAGAGGGCTAGATTTGCGCAGAATGCTCAAGTAAGGTCTTCAAGTTAGAAAAGCGAGCGCATAATGGCGGAGTCACAAGAGCTTGTTCTTAAAAGAATGCGGGAACAAGCCGCAAGAGGAGCGCTCGCAGCCGGTAACGAGTTTGAGGATATAGACTTCCTATCTCGAATGACCTCGGGAGCAAGTGGGGAGCCGGAACCTACTATCGAAGAGATGATCAGGGATGCGCCCACCCTCGAAGACACCATCCGTGACGGGCCTTCTGCTCGTTCTCTAACCCTACCGACAATGCTTGGCCCAGAACAGACACATGCAGCTAAGAAGCAATTTTTAGAGGATATGACCCCTGTCGGGAGCGTTAAGCTTTTGAAGGAAGGGGTTGAAGAGAGGGACATTCTCAAAGGGGCTGCTGGTGGGTTTATGACTGGCCTTGATGCTGCTGGCATAGGACCGCTCCTCAAAGCCAGCGCCCCGTTTATCTGGAAGTCAAGGTTAAGGGAGATGGTGAAGAAGTTACCTGATGAAGTCCACCCAAGGGCAGAGCAGTTCGTCGCCGCAACACCGGACACAACCCGCACGATACCAGCGGGTCCCGATAAGGGTAAGACATATACTAAAAAGGGTAAGGCTGAGCATACGGTGCCTGGGGAAACCTGGAAGGAAGCAGTTTATAGCAAGCTAGGGCTCAAACGCAATCCTAAGGCGGGTGATCCTGTTCTGGTGAAAGGGGAGCAGCAGATAGATCGCTTTGGTGATCCGGTTACTCATTCCGAGTTCATCCCAGATCCCAACTTCAAGGATGGGCCTCCAGTAAAGCTCACCGAGATCCAGGCTCACACGCTAGACAAGTATCTCGATGATTTGGATACTGTCTTTAATGAAGAACAAAGCCAAAACTGGTCATTTAAATATGACCCTGATATTGATCCCGGTCTGCCGAGAAAAGAGATTCTTGAATTCTTAGACGAGAACCCTGTTGACATACACCGTCATCACAAGCTTCCAGATAAGACCAACTCAGGGTATGTAGGGGAGGAATTAGCCGAGTATGAAAAGCTCCGGTATAAGGTAGCGGATGCCAGAAGGCCAATCAACGGGCTCAGAGAGGTGGGTGATTACCCACTCACCGCAGATGAGACACATCGACTTTCGAGGGATCCCCGTTATTTTGATTACCCTAGTGGGGAAGCATACAAGCTCTCTCTTAAGCAGTTTCATGATGCTATTCCCCTAAATTGGACAGACCTTTCGGGAACAGGTCCGCTGGGTCGAAGGGGACTGCGTGACGCCACAGGAGTGGACCCCCAACATGAGTGGATGGGCCAATCCTCCGCTCTTGAACATTTACGCATGGCGGGTGAAAGATTGGGAGTCGGGAAGACGGGGGTCTTTCCTAACACGTATCTTGCAGGGGATGAAGGTGCGAACCTACAGAAAGCGTTTGGCGACCTTGAGTTCAAAGGGTGGGGACAAATGGACAATTTTCTCGGTGCCTTACGTAGTATCAACCCTTATCTACCCTTAAAGAGGAGGACAGATGAGTTGTTTTTCCCGGAGGAGCTTATTGGTGAGGGGGTCTACCTACCTCGCGAGGCTGTTGAGATTCTAGCTGATCTTAATTCTGAAATGCGGACTGGACTGCGAAGCCGCATGAGACAGAAGCTTGTTTCATCCCCTGTTTATGGAACACCCCTGGAAGCTGTAATAGAGTTACGACGTTTTGATCCCGTGAACCTAGACAGGTTTCTTAACGAGGTTTCAAAGGCTGACCGCGCACACCTGGGACACTTGAAGAAGAAGTTAACTACAGCAGTGGAAGCTGAAAAACGGGTAGTTGCCATACAGGATGCTCTATCCAGCAACCCAGAATGGAAGAAGTTTATCGAAGCTAGTGATAACTTTGAGGCTTTTACGAAGAATACCCCACCGACAAAGGGGAGGCCCATCTCTGCCGGGGCTGATCAGGCTACTGCTAAGAAGGGGACGAATTATCAAGAGCATATTGTTGAGATAGATGCACCTATAACTGGTCCGCGCAAGTTTAAAGAAGGTCACCATAGCTATATACCGGAGGACTCGACCAAAATGAAGACGTACCCAGGAGAGCAGATTCACTGGAGGTCGAAAGATCGCGAGATTGATGCTCCTGATGGGGGTAAGTATAAGATGCTCCATGTCGAAGAGATCCAAGCGGACCAGGCGCAGCAAGGCCGGTTAAGGGGCTATTCACGGGAAGAGAATTCTAAATTGAAGCAGGTTTGGCGGGAAAAAAATGCGGACTGGACTGCGGATAGAGATGAGTTACTCCTTACACACGGGCTTGAAGAAAACCCCCAATTTATCCAAGATCCAGAACCGGGGTATTCCACCTGGAACACCGATGCATTAGTAGGGGCTCTCCAACACGATAGAGTTCGTAACAATCCCGCTCTAAAGGCTCGGATCGACAAACTTATAGAAGAGGGGGAAAGTTTAAGGAGCACACGCTCCGCATTGGACAGAGGGCCAGTACCACCGGCTGCGTACCAGGACTCACAAGCGACAACGCGCCTTGCTCTGCAAGATATTCTTAATTACGCAAAGGATAATGACTATGATGGGGTTTCTTTCACCAACGCAGCCCAGGCGGAAGAACGTATTCAGATGCCAAAGAATGCTGCCGAGTTTCAGTATGGAGTTCCTGGTGATCCCGAGAAAAAAGGTCGTCCCTTTAAAGGGATTAAGGAGCTAACTGGCGTGGCTATGCATCCGGTAGATTATCCCGAGACAGCGCTGGTGGGATTGGTGCCCAGTCAATCACGGGATTTCCAACCCTCTCGCACCGCCGTTATAAAGGGATCTACCACCTTTAACGCTGTCTTACTTAAAGATTTAATAGCGAAAGATTATAAGTTTGCACTACCTTTAGCGGCAGGTGCTGGTGGGGCTGCTGGGCTAAAATCCTTAAAAGGTGATACAAAAGAAGAGAACACGGAGTTGTAATGGGACTGACAGGCCAACAGATTCGAGGGGTTATCGACACTCATCAAGCTAAGATGCGACGTGAACGCAATCAATGGGACAAGTATCGGTCTTGGTATATTGGAGAGTTCTGGGGGAATATGGAAGAGGATCTCCCTCAAGGGGCGAGTACCTTTAGCGAAACGAACGAGGACGTAACCCTAGAAACAAACTATCCTTATGCTTACATCGATACGATGATCGCGAATGTTTGTCCTACAAACCCGCAGATCACTGTGAATGCGCGTCGGGACAAGCTTCGAGAAGCCGCGTACTATCGGGAAGCTCTCGTTAATGACACATTCAACCGGCTGAAGATGCATACTATCCTCTGGAACATGTCTTCCCACACTGCAATTTGTGGGCGTTCTTTTCTAAAGGCTGTCTGGAATCTTAAACGGCAGTCGCCGGACTTCTTCTCAGTAGACCCTCGCTTTATCTTCTTCGATATGTCGGCTCAGAGATGGGAGGATATTCGGTATTTGGTTGAGGTTACAGTCCTGACAAAGGCTGAGTTTGAACTTCGCACAAAGCGAAAAGGAAAAAAGGATGGGCGCTACAATACAAAAGCTGCGGAGAAGGCTTCGTTTGGGGGCTATCCTAGTTGGTTACGTGATTACACTACTCGTCAATCTATGTTTAACGATGCTTCTAAAGAGGTTTACGAATGGGTAACCGTTTATGAATTCTACGATTTTGAAGGGGAAGGAAAGTATTATCACTTCCTAGATGACTCTGATAAGCCTCTCTTTGAGGGTGAACTCCCCTACCGTTTTATGCGAAATCCATTCATTTGTTTAGCTTTCAACGATAATATGCTGGACTTAGGTGGCCTTAGTGATGTGAAACTGATTGCTTCGGTTCAAGAGAGACTCAACGAGCTAGATACATTGGAGCTTTGGCACGCTCAATCGAGTATTCCTGTAATGATGGTTAATACTGGGATGGTCGATAATCCTGAGATGATCTTAAACGCACTCCGGAATGCAACCGAACCCGGTTCTTTGATTGAAGTAGCTGGGACAGCTAATGCCCCCTTGAGAGATCTAATCGAGACAACGCCCTCCCCTCAACTCCAACCAGGGTTTGATAAGATGAGGGAGCGTGCGGTTCAAATTATTGAGTTTGTTCTGGGCATACCCCAGTACAGCCGGGGTGTGGTTGGGGTTACAGACGTAGCGACCGAGGTAGCATTAGCTGATACAGCAACTCGGACTCGAAACGGGCGTCGTATTCGAAAGCTCGAAGACGTCATCCAATGGGCTTCAGAGGCGATCATCTCTCTTTATGACGAGTTCTTACCTTCTGATAGCACACTCCCGATCCGTTTAACGGACAGCGCAAAGGTTATTGAAGCGAATCGAGAGGCACTTAAGCTGCGGACTTTGAACGAAGTAAACGATCAAGGTCCGCTTGAGTACGACTATGAGGCGATTGCTTACTCCCCTACGGAAAACCATCGTTTGATTCAGCTTCGGAACATCCAACAATACCTCCCACTTCTTATGGAAGCACCTAATGTGGATAAAGAGAAGCTTGTAGTTAAGCTACTTGACTTGCTTCTCATGAGAGATTTGGCGATGGAAGCTCAGGAAGCTGATGCCCAGATGCCTCCAGGTGCAGGGATGGGACCGATGGAACCCGCTTCCGAGGATACAATGGCGACTGGAGCCTTACCTCCAGGGACGCAGGAACCCCCGCCACCCCCATTTCCCGGTGGTGGCCCAGGTTCTCCAATGCCCTCCGTATCAGATGGGTTTGAAGGAGCAGCCGCAGGGTTTGAAGGCGCAGGATTCCCAGGAGCTAAGTGATGCCGGAAGGTGATTTAGATATTTTGAGGGCACAAGCGGCTAAAAAAGCTTTAGATCCATCTGAAGAGGCTCAACGTAAACATTCGTGGGACCTGAATGTTATTAGCCAAGACCCGAAAGACCCACAAAAATCCTTTGCGATGACAGGCTCACCGGGCTCAGACCCTAAGCGGCTTTACGTAGGGGATTTTACGCCTGAAGGGGATGCTGTTGTAGGCTTTGAAAATCAGGGGATTCGACTACTTCCTGAACAACCAGGCTCGAAAGAGTATACCCGCTACATGAGGGATAAAGCGTATCGCCCCAGAGTGCCACGGAGGTTCGAGGGAAAGGTAGTAGCGGAAGAGGATTCGGAACTAGAGCAAATCCGTCAAGGCCTCCTAGATATGGTCAAACGGAGACGGGAAGATGCTGCGCGGGTAGCTATTCGAGGGCAGCAAGGGGGTTTGCCTCCAGAACCGGGAGCGTTGCCTCCAGACCCACCAGAGTCGAACTGGGGAGATTACGAGAGGTTTATTGATGCTCAAATCAAACATGCAAAATTCCCAGACCCTAGGACAGATGTTGCGGTAAAAGCTATATTTGAAGATATGCGGTCAGTGCTTGACGATAAGCCAGAACTAGTATTTACAACTCCAGACCATCAAGATGGTATTCCTGACAGAGTTTATATCCAGTCGGGAAATGGCGAACAGTGGGAATGGACCCGAGATGGCCCCAATGGGAATCCTGAAGTCCATCGGGCGTATTAAGGAGAGACAATGCCGTTATATGATATTAAATGTTTAAGCTGTGAGCAGAGAACCAATGACATCTTCTTCCGACTCAACGACACTATCATCTGCCCCACCTGTGGCGAAGGTGCTCGTACTATTATCGGTCCCGTTCTTACTATTGGCCCTATGCCGTCAAAACCGCTCAAGATGGAATCCATTGGGCGCGAGTTCACGTCTAACAGTGCGCTTAGGGCGTATAAGGAAGCCAACCCAGATTTAGCTTTTCATTCTAAGGATGATGCGAGTTGGCGCAACCATGTAGATATGGCCAGAAATAAAACAGAAAGAAAAGCAAAGCTACAGGGTTTTAACGATAGGGCGGATAAGAAGGCGTATTTGCGGAAGGAAAGGAAGAAGAAGCAGGAGCTATCACATTGATTTTTGGTTATCTTTTGAGTAAAACAATGGGGGGATATGTCCATGCATGAAGGATCTTGTCCAATGTCGGGAGAAGTTGAGGTTGAAACCAAGGAACAGGTTTCTTCTTCAGATCCCCTTCAAGAGATTCTTGATAATCCTCCTGCAAACTCGGAAGAATTTATGGCTAGGTTAAAAGAAAGTGGCTATGAATTAAAACCAATTGAACAACAACGGGAGAGCTTCTTACCACCTCAACCTAAAATGGTAGTTATTCGATTGGATGCAGCTAAAAATGCTTTAAAGGGACAACCGCATGAGTGAAACACCAGAAGTAGCAGCCCCAGCAGCCCCAGCACCGGCACCTGCGGCTCCCGTGGAGTCTGCTCCAGTTGCTTCGGTGGAACCTGCTGCGCCTGCGGCAGCAGAAACATCTCCAGCAGTTACGAATGAGACGTTTAAGTGGGATGGTTGGGAAGGGGATACTAGTGGTCTTCCAGAAGACGTGCAACCTTGGGCGGATTCTATCTCAAGTCATCATACAAAACGATATGATGAGCTTGAGGGAAATCATAAGAACCTAAAAGAATTATATGATGCGCTTCTTACAGGAGGCGAAGACCCCAGGATTAAACAGTTTGAAGGGGAGAAGAGTGCTTGGGATGAAGAGCGTAATACTTTTCAAACGAAGCAAACAGAACTTCAAACTAATTGGGATAATACAAAAAGAGACTTAGCTACGTATGAACAAGCCGTATACCAATACCATGTTCAGCAAGCAGAGAAACAGCTTGAAGATTTTGTAAATGCTCGTCCTGAGATCTTAAAGGATGAAGCAAAATACGAACTCTTTTCAAGCTTACTTGATGAGAAGTGGGACTTAGAATCAGCAGGCAAGTTGCTTAACATGTCTCCTGAGGCGCTTGAGGTTGCCAGGAAGGCAAAATCAGAAGGTGTTCCCGCTGCTTACGCTATTAAATTTGCAGAGAAAGCTCCCCCCCAGGTGCAAAAACCGCAACCTCGTCCCGCAGCTACAATCACGTCGGGTGCCGTTAGTCGGACCACCCCACATGCTTCTAGTCGGGGGATGGGTGATGCAAAATCCTTGGATGAAAGTAGGGCTATGGCATCCGCTAGAGCTTTAAAATTACACAAACGATAGGGGGAGACAATGGCTATTTCGCCTGATGTCCTAGCAACTGCACTCCAGGAGTTGATGCCATCATACTCCGAACTTTTTGTTCAATGGCATCCAGTCTTGGAGAAATTAGTAAACAAAGGGAATCTCTCACGAGAAACCCTACAAGGTCCGTGGCGTGAATTTGCCGTTGTATCTGATGGTCCAGGTGATGTTACTCAAGTACTCACTGGTTCAGAAGTTATTGCTGGTGGTCGTCGTCAGAATGCGGTTCGAGGCAATACTTATGCGCCTCGATTGATTTATGCGTTCGACGTTCCTGGTAAGGACTTGGCGGAAGCTAACGGGGAGATGGACCTTGCAAAGATCCTGAAGAACTATCCTGAGCTTGCGCTCAGTGACTTCCATGAACGGATTGCAGACCAAATGGCAACCGGAAACGGAAACAACGTAGGGGGTTTTATTACTCTTAACGGTGATGCCACTTACAATCCGGATGGTGCGGCCCGTTCAGGCGCATTCGAGTTTGCTGCCCCAGCGGCACAAACACTCACCCGATTCGGTCTTAACCCGGCAACAGTACCTGGTTGGGTCAATCAGTACGGTCAGATTACTTCGTTTGCTGTAGATGGTAAGTCTACCATGCGTCGTGTTTACTACCAATGTTCTCGTCAAGGGAAGACGCTAGGTCCAGTTGACCTGCTTCTTGGTGATGAGGAAAGTTATCTCAACTACATTGAAGACTTGGACGATCAAGTTCGGGTAAGCAAAGTAGAGGGAGATAAGGCTCCTCCGAATGTCCGTCAGGGAACAAAGTTCCTCGATGCGGATTATTACCTGGAAGACTCCATTGTCCCGGCGTTATTCGACGGTGGTGCAGGAAGAGATGGTGTCATCTATATGATGAAGACCGGCACTTGGCACGCATACACCCTCGGTCATGATGCGAATCGTGAAACGAAAGGTGACTTTGCAGTAAGAGGACCGTTCCGTATTCCGGAACAAGACCTCTGGCGTTATGAAATCGTACTCATGATGGGTATGCATACCACTCAACTTCGAGCCAACGGCTGTATTGAAGGCGGCTCCATCCCATAGGGATGAATTAAAGGAGATTTATTATGTCACGTACAGCTATGGGGATTGACCATCTCGAAGCGACAGGTCAGCCAGATCCAAACACCCCAGGGGGGCAACTACCGGTTCCTCTCGAATTTGTGGGAAGATGGACAAAGGCACCGCTTGGATTTATCCACTGCGAACCTGCAAGCCAAGTTCCACTTCAGGTTGGGCCTGGGCCAGCGTTTCCGGCCCTTGGGTTAACAGGGTCTGGCGATCAGGAGTGGATTTATATCTATCATCCCGCAGACGCTACTAATCCGTTAGCCGCAGGGGATGTCTGCGTCCGGGCTGGCCTGTTTCCTGCTACTGGTAATGGTGCAGCTTATGCCGATCATTCGCCAGGTGTAGCTACATCTGGGGCCAGTGTTATTGGTGTTGCTCAGTATGCGATTCCAGTGGGCTTCTTCGGATTTATCCTCCGAAAAGGGCCAGGTGCTATCACTTACGACGCTGCTGCTGGTGGTGGGCTTCCACTCATTACATCCGCCACTACCGTTGGTGAGGCTGCTGTAGGTGCTGCTACAGCCGCAGGGTTCGGGGTCAGTATTACTCAAGTGGGCGCTGGGATAGGTGGCGCTATTCTTAACTGTACTGGGTAACAAGGAACTATGATAACAGGGGAGGGTTCGTATGTCTGCTGGCACCGCTATGGGCATTCAACAATATTTATGGAGCAAAGAACAACTAGCTCCATTAGGTTTTGTACATACGATCCCAACTAGAAGTGCGGGCGACTATAAGATAGTCTATGTGGGTTTTGAGCTTTGGGCTCAACCCGCAACAGTCGAAGCGGGTTCCTCCACTAAGGGCATCTTGATGATGCATGGGACGAACGGTAACTACGGGGGTGTTGTGCCTTTTGGTGACCACGGTACGTTTCCACAAATTGCCATGTCAACGGCATGTGGGTTTATTCAGACGGATCTATTCACTGAGTATGTAGCGACAGGTACATGGTATCCTAGCCACCCCGCTTTTGTGGAAGGTGACTACCTTTATGGGTGGTTATTGTACAAAGGCCAAGGTTGGATGCAAGTAGGTCAAGCTGATGTGGGCAATCAACGAGGCGTTATGCCGGATTATTATGGTATACAAACATCGGGCACATTCGGTCAAGTCGTTGAAGTCCCAGATATTGTTCCGGCGGCAGGGGCAGCTACCCAAGTACCTGATGACTTGGGGTATAGTTATGCGGATAGAAGCGGATCATCCTCTGGTGGCAGCTACTCTGGTACAGGGGTCTATGGCTTTATTCGGATAGAAGGATAGCTAAGAAGGAAAAGGGCGGATGAATCTTGCCGAAATCAGGACGAGGATCTTTAATCAGATTGATTGGGCTCCAACAACCAGCACTGAAGCGGTAACTCGTACCAATGATTTCATTAATCGTGCTTACGAACAGCTTTGTTTAGAGGCTCCCTTTTGTTTCTTTGAATCTGAAGTAAAGCTTTCAACTGAACCGGACATTAAGTCCAATGATAGCTGTAGTACTGATAACGCTACAGATCCCATTCCTCCTGCCCATATCCATTTTTTTGAAACATCGGGCGTCGGAATCGCAGATCGATTGTTCTTCATGGATGAGTGGCCTGAGCACCCCTCTACTGGTGCATTTCCAACACAGAGATACGCGGAGGAAATGGACTGGATGGTAGCTAACGGTCCTATCGGTGCGGATACGACTCAAGATACAAATGAAAGCATACGTAATTTTGGCCCTAACCCTTGGGTCTTAATGTGGAATTTTGTTGGAGGGAAAGCGGATTGGCAGGCATTTGTGAATGCCGGTGGGATAATCCCTGCAATTGATGGCTCATGGGATGGTAGGAAGATCGATCTCCAAGATCCCAATGGAGAATGGCATACAAATAGGGTTCGAGAAGTTTGGTGTTTCTCCCCTGAGAAAGGTGGGGAGAAAGAGTCAGCTCCAACCCCGCTTACATACTGTCTTGCTCTTTGGTATCCCTTTCCGGCTGAGCAGTTCGCAATAATAAATAAGAAAACTGATACGTATGGTCATGCTCCCACATACAAGTATAGGATTTATACCGAAGAGTATTATTTTCCTGATGACATGATCAAAGCTCATTCAATTGTAATCAACGATCAGAATCGAACTTACCCTATTGATGTTATCTTACAGGAAGAAGCAGAACAATTTTCTTTAACGGACCATTTTGAGATGGCAAGTGGGATACCTTCTGTCTCTTATCGTAGGTCCCACTTCCAACTTCCTGCGCCAAACACAGCACCCGCAGTAATGCAATATGCCTATGGAGAGGAGGGGGGCGACTCCATTATGTGGCGCGGGCCAGAGCCCCCAGGCACATTTAGTTATGTTGTTACCTATTGTATCGGGGCGAGAGATCTATACAATCGGCATCCGGGTCCAGCGATGTTTGATGAGAACTATACAAATAACTTCTTTAAAAACGAAGCTATTGATTTTTCCTACATCCCAGGAGGTCCATCAGCAGATCTCGCATACAACCCCCCAGGTCCGTCTCAACCGGCAGCGAATCGGTTTCGAGAACCATTATGGGAGTCCGCTCCCTCGCCTATCTCGGCAGAAATTACTGTAACAATTCCTGATGAGAGCATGAGTCCAGCGATGTATGCAATAACTATCCAACCACCGAACATCGCTTTCATGCTGGGGATGCTCGGGAAAGGGCGCTTTGCAGAAAGTGGTGGTGGGGAGAAACTCTTTCTACGCAGATTCTTCGATCATTGTGGTATTCGGGTTCGTATTTATCGACGTAGGCACACGCAGGACTGGGACAATTATCCTAAATTAGTGAGCGCGGCTCCTGCTGGCGCTGCTGGCGCAATTTATGAGTCGCTTGAGGCGGGGTTTGGCACGATGAATCCCCCTCCTGGTCATATTGAGATCTCGGATGCATACTATCTGCAAGCTGAGTTGCAGCTTACAGACAAGAACAGAGGTCTTTTTATAGACGATGGGCAAATACACCCTGATTACAATCGACGGCTGAGGGATGTACATGGCTATCAGTCTATGGGGCTTTACCCTGTACCAGATAAAAGGTATAAGCTTAAGGTTCGTTGTTTGCGTCGTCCACCAAAACTGGTGGATGACCAGGATGCCCCTTTAATTCATGCAGAAGCCTGTAACGCTTTAATTGACTTGGCTGCTTCTTATTGGTATGAAGCAGAGGGTGTACCCGAGATGGCTGTACGGATGCGCGAGCGTTACGATAGAGGCATCTTTGATCTAAAGAAGAGATATGGTAATCTACAGAGCCAAGCAAACCCACACCTTAAACGTCTCTCTAGAGCCAAGGCAGGGTTTCGACGAACACGTCCTTTACGAAAATGGTGGACGTTACCTTAATCCCAGGAGTTAGTGATGAAATTTATTTGCGGTGCAATCTACCGAGTTAAAAACGAGCCAGAATCATACGGAATGATGTTAGCAACGGAGATGCGAAAAGGTATTTCAAATGGGTTATTCCAACGGTTTGGCCATGCTCCAATGCGAATTAATGATGAGTATAATGGCGGGATGGAACTCGAACTTGTTTCTGTTCCAGGGGGACAAGTTCCAACAAAGGAAAAGAAAACTCCAGGTCGGAAGAAGCGTCTTGCCTTAGAGAAATAAGGGGGATGTTATGGCGACAAAGCGTAATCGGCTTACTTCCGATGCGTTACAACTTCGGTTAGAAAGCGGTAAGTTTGTTCTAGCGGATGGTATCGCCTCCAAAATTCGGAATATGATTCCAACTGATGAGGGCACCCTCCGTAGTATTCAAGGCCCATGCCTTTACCTACCTGCCTATTCTGGCTTCCCCGCTCCGGTGAATGGTGACAAAATAGCTCGTGTTAATGACCATCGTCTGCTCGAAGCAAGGACTCGTGGCATTTATCATGCAATTAACCGGGTGTTTAACCGGGATATGCTCTTACTAGAATCGGGAAAAACTATCTGGGAGTTTAGGGGATGGAAGCATGGTTGGTATCCTTTAATCGGAGATTCTGCCGGTACTATCTTTCCCCCAAGCCCAGGGCCCGGTGGGGATGGAGCACAGGTTAGTGCGAAGTTAATTAATACAACTCGTCCTCAGTTCCCGACTCAATTTGAAACAACAGATCAAGGGGTTATCATTGTGCCTCAGGGCGGGGCTAGCCGTGCCTATTTCTATGATGGGAAGTACGCGGGTCCCTTAGGCTATACGACTACTCCTGGTCCTCCAACAGGGCATGGCCCTCGTTCTCATTTAGATTATGTCACCTTCGCTCGATTATTCCGTGGAGGGCTCGACTGGAGTACTATTACTAGCCCTCCAGTAGAGAGTTGGCCCGATCGGTACGTCTATGGGGAAGAGCTTCCTCTTGATAAGAATGTAGATAATAATGTAGGAGAAGGTGATCCCGAATTGAATAACCTGGATTATGCTCATGATGCACAAACGGGGTTTCGTACCGCGATGCATCCCGACTTTGGTGTATGCCGAGTTGGGACGATTGAAACGAACCCCGGAGACGTGGGGATTCAAGGTATTTTATTAGACTGTCGCTATCGTGCGGCTGTTCAATGGATCGATCGGTGGGGCAATCTGTCTCCTGTGAGTGGGCGAAGTAATGACGTTTATACTACAGAACAGCCTTCTTTTACTTACGGTGTTTATGATGGGGTGTCTAATTTGCCGGAAGGGACCGAGGTCCCCGAGCATGAGATAAGTCCGGGTAAGGTTGATTTAGTTTTGAAGCAAATTGCATGGAGTAGTATCGAGGCTGGACCCGAAGGGACTATCGGGAGAATTCTTTGTCGTACTAAAGATTTGGAACATTCCGGAACAGCAGACTTCTTCACCATGCGTTCATATGCTGCGGAGGGGGGCTCTAACTTTGCGTCAATTCCTGATAACTCTACTACTCTTTTTCCTGACAATGTACCTGATTCGTGGTTGTTTATCCCTGTAAGAGAACCCATCCCGGTCCCTGTCTTTAAACTTACCCGGCTAGCTTTTGGGCGTCATTTCATTGGGAACCTACAAGGGGAAGAAGGACTCGTTCGTTGGTCGATGCCTAATCGGTGGGGCACGTTCCTCGAAGATGATTTTGTCTTTCCTGATGCTACAGGTGAGGCTGTTACTGGCCTCTGGCGGGCTGCTGAGGGACTTCTTGTCTTTACCGCAGTCAGCACCTTCATGTTAGAGCCTAGCTCCTCAGGAGATACCTATGTGACCCGTACAGTGAGTGCGACAGTAGGTTGTGCTGCACCAAGTTCTATAGCCACACTAGAAACAGGGGAGACAGTATGGCTTTCTCGTGGGGGCTTTTACTTATATGATGGGGATTCAATTGAACTAATAAGTGAACCCATTAATCGAACGATCAATACGCTTAACCAGACGAGACTTCTTCAATCCTGTGCTGCGATAGAACCGCATAGTGGGGAGTACAGGTGTTGGGTTCCTCAATATGGTTCAAAAGAAAATAACTTATGTTTGATCTTTGATGGAAATGGTTGGCGAGAACGAACAGATGTAAGTGCGTTAGCAGTTTGTGTGACCCAAGATCATCGAAAGTATATGATCGCAGTAGGCCCAACTCTGGGGTCAGTAGTAGGACTACCCGCTCCGCAGCAACCTGATTACAGTGTTTTTGTAGTTGACGTGGAGAATAAGGCATACAGGGCAGTGCGGGAAGAAGCTATTATTGAAACTGCATGGTTGTCAGGTTTGACACGGAGAGAGCGGTCTACTGCTCTAACTGTTTATTTCTGGTTACGAGAAACTAAAAGTAAGTTAGCTGTACCGGATGATGAGAATAATCAATCTCAAGGTATTTTAACTGTTGAGGTCGCAAGGGATTGGAGAGAGACAACAATCGAAACGACAACCACAGAATTAGTTCCACCCGATGATGTCCCTCCTCTGTATAATGAGACGGTTTTGGGTTCGGGTAGTTCTTGGGTACGCCGACGCCCTTACTGGGTTCGTGCTATGATTTATGTGCCTTCCTGTGAGGTATTTAAACTCCGTATTAAGAACAAAGGGGACTGGGAATTCATAGGACTTGTCTTTGATGAACAACCCAAACAAAGCGGGGGCGCACGCATCCCCATATCTACTCCATAGGAGGCATTGTGGCGTGGAAATTTACAATTCATCAGATGAAAGCCTCTCATGCTTTATCAGTAATTGATATTAATGATAACTTTACTGAAATTATTGATGAGATGGGCTCTCTTGGTGAGCATAACTGGGATGCCGGTGCTTTCTATCGAGTACCCCCAGATGGATTTGATATAAATGAGGGTTTTACTCTCAGTGCAGCGTACGGGATTAATCAGACAGCAGTTACGAAAGATCCAAACGATGATTTAATTGAAGATTTTGGGCAGGGACATAGCAACCCGGAAACGGCAATAGATCCTAATGGCTTAGGATTCAAAGTTCCTGAGACGGGTATGTGGGAGAGGGTGCCCTGTCAAACCGGACCTATTCAGTCCCTACCCCTAGAGATCACATCTCGGGGAGGTCTAATCTGGATAATGGCTTCTTTTCAACATAGCAGCCACACAAATTGGGTCGGGTTTCCTATGCGAAACATCACTGGACCAGGAACTGCATCGGATACGATTAGTAATTACCCCTTTACGGGAAGCGGGACTTTTTATTGGAATCGTCTTGCTTTAAACGAACTATCATATGGAGTTGAATACGCTTTAGCAATTGATGGGGCGATTATTCCTGAATCAATCCTCGGCTCAGGAGAGAATACAACCCAGGACCAATTTGACCTGCGGGTGCGTAAAGACTCAGCCGACCAGCCTTTAGGACATGTACGTGGAACGACACCAGGATGTTGGGGAGAAAGACTTCCTTGTGTGACTGAGGCAATTATTTCAATTGCACCAGGAAATCATACGATTGAGTTACTCGCTCGTTGCAGGCACATAGAGCTTGAAGATGGGACTACTCCGAATGCATTTCCATCGTGGTTAACTGAGTGGGGGGCTGTTCCAGCCAATAAACCTAAATGGACTTCAGTCCCTAAAAATTGGTGTACTAACCGTGAACTTATTGTTCTAGAATTGATGAGGTGATGAAATGCCTATTCCTTTATTGGCAGTACTTGGTGGTATAACGGCTGTTGCGAATGCTACTAAAGCAGGATTAGAATTAGCTGGAGAGAGTGCGCAAAAGGATAAACTTGCACAGATGAGGAGTGCTCCTCCTATAACAACCAACCGATCGGAAGGACCTTCAGAACAAGATCTTGTAGCAGCTATTGAAGAGAACATGGAAGAGGCGAAACAAATAAGTCTCGATGTCCCTGAGGAGCTTGCATAAATGCCAGAAATTACTTTTATTCCTTATGTTGAAGGTGAGCCTTACGATGCAGCTTCTTTAAATGATCGATACCTTTCTATCGAGGCGGGATTAGAACAGATCCCAGTGATGAATATAGGGGCCGCAGGGATTGGACAAGATCAAGCCCCTAGCTTAGCTGGCTATACTGAAAGTAATACCAGTCCGCATTCCCCTCATCTAATTTCAATTGAGGGTCTTGCCTCGGATTCTGGTCCACCTGCTCCGAATGATGGGGCGGACACAGGTAATTCGGCTCGGTCGCATACTTTCAGCACTCACTATAGTAATCTCGCCCAAAATCCTGCTGAGTGGCCTGTCGGAGTGGACTCTGGGGGGGGTGGTCTTGATGTGGACATAGGTAAATGGTTAACAGTGCGGGTTGGTAAGTCAAATTCGGGGGTTGAGGGCAAGTTAGAGATCTTTTTTCATACTCACGGGGGAGTCCTCTCCCCACAGGAAGTAACGTATGCCTATCCTCTCCATCTTAAGAGAGACAATGCCGTTGCCTTGGATGAGCCTTTCGCACAGGGTCTTGTTGTTATGACAAATGTTCATCTCAGGGACATCGAGCATTCACCCGAGGAGGGTGAAACCTATTGCCGTAAGTATGCTTGTTTTTCAATTCAACTCTTAACTTATGAGATGGGCTATGTCCCTGATCAGCCTGATACTCATCGGGCTCTCTGGATTATTATTCCTAGAACTATTCGATATGTTTCAGAAAAAACAATTCCTCCTGATGGTTTTTTCCAAGAAGACAAGGGGGAC